TAAACAGGAAAAAAAATCTGAAAAGTTTTTAGGTGTAGAAGATAGAATTAAATAATGTACAAACAAAGTTTATATTCAATTCATACAAGCCATTTAGACGATAAAAAAGTAAAAAATAAAAACAAACATAAAAAATACGATTACGGATATAATGAGGATTTAGATTGTGTAGTAATAAGCAAAGACGGTACTATAGGTAATATATATGAAGTTCAAGGCCTAAAGATAGCAATACCTAAAACTCCTAATAAAGTATACGGATCTGAAATTAAAAAAGAAGATCAAGTATTTACACAAAGGGAAAGGCCTGAATCTTTAAATAGAATAAAAAGTATATATGATTTCAAACTCAATAAAGAAAATATTAAAGAAAAGTATTATAAATATATTAATGAAGAGTTTGATCGTCGTAATGATGGCTACTGGTTTATGTGTAACGGCACAAAAACCTATCTTACAGGATCGCACTATATGTATCTTAATTGGACAAAAATTGATGTGGGTGCACCCGACTTTAGACAAGCAAACAAAATATTCTTTTATTTTTGGGAAGCATGTAAAGCAGATACCCGATGTTATGGAATGTGCTACCTCAAAAACAGACGGTCTGGTTTTTCCTTCATGGCAAGTTCAGAAGCGGTTAACATTGCAACAACTACTAAAGATTCAAGATTTGGTGTGTTGTCAAAAACAGGAGCAGACGCTAAAAAAATGTTTACTGATAAGATTGTACCAATATCCACAAATTACCCGTTCTTTTTCAAGCCTATACAAGATGGGATGGAAAGACCAAAAACAGAAATCTCTTATAAAGTACCGTCAAGAAAGCTTACAAGGAATTCACTTAAAAGCACAGACACAGAAGAGATTGAAATTGGGAAAGGGCTTGACACTACTATTGATTGGAAAAACACAGGAGACAACTCATACGATGGAGAAAAACTTAAACTCTTGGTACACGATGAATCCGGTAAGTGGGAGCGTCCGGATAATATTTTAAATAACTGGAGAGTAACTAAAACCTGTTTGCGATTGGGTTCAAAAATTGTAGGTAAGTGTATGATGGGATCAACGTCTAATGCTTTAAATAAGGGTGGTGATAATTTTAAAAAACTTTATTATGACTCAGATGTTACAAAAAGAAATCGCAATGGTCAGACTTCAAGCGGATTATATGCTTTGTTCTTACCTATGGAATGGGGCTACGAAGGATTTATTGACAAGTATGGTTATCCTGTCTTCAACAGCCCACAGGAAGCGGTTAAAGGAATTGATGGTGAAAAAATATACACAGGAGTTATTGAGCATTGGGAAAACGAGGTTGAAGGTTTAAAAAATGATTCTGATAGTTTAAACGAATATTATAGACAATTTCCTCGTTCAGAAAAACATGCATTTAGAGACGAAACATTAAATTCATTATTTAATCTCACTAAAATATATGAGCAAATAGATTTTAATGAGGAGATGACATCTAAGGGACATGTTACGCAAGGTAATTTTAGTTGGGAAAAAGGTATTAAAGATTCAAAAGCAATTTGGATACCACAAAAAAAAGGAAGATTTAAATTAAGCTGGATTCCACCTAAACATTTACAAAACAATATAATAGAAAAAAATGGTATAAAATATCCTGGTAATGATGGATTAGGTGCTTTTGGCTGTGACTCATATGATATATCAGGAACAGTAGGTGGTGGTGGTTCAAATGGGGCACTGCATGGATTAACTACTTTTTCAATGGTTAGTGACGTACCTATCAATAAATTTTTTTTAGAATACGTTGCACGCCCTCAAACTGCTGAAATATTTTTTGAGGATGTACTAATGGCTTGTTCGTTTTATGGAATGCCAATATTAGCTGAAAATAATAAACCAAGACTTTTATATTATTTTAAAAGAAGAGGTTATAGAGGTTTTTCAATGAACCGACCTGACAAATTAAAATCTAATTTATCTAAAACAGAAATTGAATTAGGTGGAATACCTAATACATCTGAAGACATAAAACAAGCTCACGCGGCGGCTATAGAGTCATACATAGAAGAATATGTTGGCAAAAAAGAAAATAACCACGGTAATATGTATTTTCAAAGAACACTTGAAGATTGGGCAAAATTTGATATATTAAAAAGAACAGCATTTGATGCATCTATTAGTAGTGGATTAGCAATAATGGCATGCAGAAAACATATGTATAAACCAGCAATGGAAAAACAAACAAAAAAATTAGATTTTTCTTTTTCTAAATATAAGAATGAGGGATTAAGAAGCGAATTAATTAAATAAATATGGCAAAAACTACAGGGCAAGTTGCACAGTTTCCAAGCCAAGCTGTATCAGACTCAGAGAAAAAAACATCTGAGTATGGTTTAAAAGTGGCCAGGGCAATAGAGCAAGACTGGTTTAATAAAGACCGAGGTAACGGCAGGTATTTCCAAGCTAGAGATGAGTATCATAGATTAAGACTCTATGCTAGAGGAGAACAATCAATAAGAAAATATAAAGATGAATTTGCTATAAACGGCGATTTATCTTATTTAAATCTTGATTGGAAACCCGTACCTATAATTCCTAAGTTTATAGATATAGTAGTTAATGGTATGCAAGACAGACTTTTTTCAGTAAAAGCTTTTGCACAAGATACTATAGCTACTGGTAAAAGAACAAAATTTGTTGAAAGCATACAAAGAGATTTAGCAGCTAAAGAAATATTAACTCAAATAGAGGCAGAGCTTGGCGTTAATGCAAGGAATATTCCAGAGTCAGAATTACCTGCTAACACAGAAGAGTTAGAACTTTATATGCAATTAAATTATAAACAAGGTATTGAAATTGCACAAGAACAAGCTATTGACAACATATTTTTAAGGAATAAATATAATGAATTAAAAAGAAGATTAGATTACGATCTAGCTGTTCTAGGTATTTCAGCAGCAAAGCATACATTTAATAATACAGATGGTATTGTTTTAGACTATGTTGATCCTGCTAATTTAGTTTGGTCTTATACTGAAGATCCTAATTTTGAGGATTGTTATTATTTTGGAGAAGTTAAAAAAATAAAAGTTAATGAATTAAAAAAACAATTTCCAAATTTAAATAATGAGGAAATATATAATTTAACTAAAAAAGGTTCTAATTACACATCTTATAATGATATAAGCGATTATAATAATAATTATGAAGATGATTATAATACTTTAACTGTATTATATTTTAATTGGAAAACATGGGAAAACGATGTATATAAAATAAAAGAAACTTCTTCCGGTGCAAGTAAGGCTATTGAAAAAAATGATTCTTTTGACCCACCTAAAGATAAAAGAACTAGGTTTAAAAAAGTTGCACAAACTAGAGAAGTAGTATATGAAGGTGTATTTATTTTAGGAACAGACATTATTTTAAAATGGGAGAAAGCAACTAATATGATTCGACCACAGTCTAATACTAATAAGGTTGTGATGAATTATATTGTAAGTGCACCTAGACTGTATAAAGGTAGTGTAACATCTCTTGTTTCAAAAATGACTCCTTATGCAGATTTAATTCAATTAACACATTTAAAATTACAGCAAGCTATTCAAAGAATGACACCTTCTGGTGTATATATTGATGCAGACGGCTTAGCTGAAATAGATCTTGGTAATGGCACAAGCTATAACCCACAAGAAGCTTTGAATATGTATTTTCAAACAGGATCTATTATTGGTAGATCATTAACTGTTGATGGAGATCCTAATCAGGGTAAAGTTCCTATACAAGAATTGCCCGGAGGTGGTGGTAACCAAATACAAGTTTTAATAGCAGCGTATAACCAGTATCTACAAATGATACGTGATATTACCGGATTAAACGAAGCAAGAGATGGTTCTGATCCGGATCCAAAAGCATTAGTGGGAGTACAAAAATTAGCGGCAGCTAATAGTAATACTGCAACAAGACATATATTACACAGCAGTATGTATATTACTTTATCATTAGCTGAAGCAATTTCTTTAAGATTTAAAGATGTTTTAAATTATCATCCTCAGAAAAAAGCATTTATATCAGCATTAGGTAAATTTACTGTAGGCTCTTTAGAAGAATTAAAAGAACTGCATATGCATGATTTTGGTATATTTTTAGAGCTTGAACCTGACGTAGAAGAAAAATCATTATTAGAAGCTAATATACAAGCAGCATTGGCACAAAATAGTATATTTTTAGAAGATGCAATTGATATTAGAGCAATTAATAATACAAAATTAGCTAATCAATTATTAAAATTTAGAAGAATTAAAAAAGATGCAACTGATCAACAAAAATCACAAGCCGCATCTGTAGCACAAGCAGAAGCTCAGGGACAAGCACAAATACAAATTGAACAAGCTAAAGCACAAGCTGAACAAATAAAAACAGATTCTAAAATACAAGTATCAAATGCTGAAAATGAATTTGATATTAAAAAATTAGAAGTTGAAGCAAGAACTAAAAGAGAATTAATGCAATTTGAGTATGATCTTAATGTACAATTAAAAGCATTAGAATTACAAGCACAAAAAGAATTAGTTGAAAAACAAAATGCTACTAAAGAAAAAATAGCTGTTTCAAAAATAACCGGTCCGCCGGCAACAGAAAAACCTAAAAAATCTTTTGAATCTAAAGGAAACGATGTATTAGGTGGGTTTGATTTATCAAGATTTGAACCTAAGTAAACAATAGTTTAATTATTTTATTATATATTATGGAAGAACAAGTACAAGTTAAAGCGGTTGAAGACAAACAAGAAACTTCACCACAAGAAAAAGAAGCTGCTGTTTTAGAAACAGCTGTAAAAGAAGGGGAAGTAAGCCCTGATTATGGCCTGCAACCTGATGGTGTTTACAAAGTAAATTTAGATAAACCACAAAAACCAAAAGAGGATGCCGTTCAAAAGCAAAGCACAAATGAGGTATCTGTACGCGACGGATCCGAAACTAGCGAAAAGGTTCAAGAAGAAAACAAAGAAAAGTCTGAAGAGCCTGCCGGAGAAAATAAACAAGAAAAAGAAAATACGAGTAACAAAGAAGAACCGAGGGAAGAAATAGAATCACCTTTAGAACTTGTTACAGATGAAAAAAATACAACTGACGAGGCACGAGTGGATACAAGCGTTAAAGAACCCGAGCCCGCACAGGAACAAAAAGAAATATTACCGGAAGCTAAAACACAAAAGCTTCCAGAAAATGTAGACAATCTTATAAAATTTATGGAAGAAACTGGTGGTACTCTTGAAGATTATGTTAATCTTAATAGAGACTTTTCATCAATGGATAACGTATCTCTTTTAAGAGAATATTATAAGTCTACAAAACCTCATCTTGATTCTGAAGATTTAAATTTTTTAATGAATAAAAATTTTTCATATGATGAAGATACAGATGAACAAACAGATATAAAAGCTAAAAAATTAGCTTTTAAAGAGGAACTTTATAATGCTCAAAAGCATTTTGATAATTCTAAGAAGCAATATTATGCAGATCTTAAGTTAAGAAAGCAAGAAGATGTTGATCCTAAGTATATTAAAGCAATGGAGTATTATAATATTAAGCAACAAGAACAAGAAGATTGGTCAAAGCAACAAAAAACATTTTTAGATCGAACAGAAAAAGTTTTCAATAAAGATTTCAAAGGTTTTGATTTTCAGGTTGGTGAAAACAAATATCGATTTAAAATAGACAATGCAGAAAATGTAAAAAAATACCAGTCAGATTTAAAAAACTTCATTAATGAATATGTTGCTGAAGATGGAACTTTAGGTAATGCTAATGATTATCATAAAGCATTATTTGCAGGGCGAAATGCCGATAAAATAGCTAATCACTTCTATGAGCAAGGCCGTGCCGATGCTATAAAAGAAGCTGCTAAAAAAGCTAATAATATTGACATGACCCCTCGAACAGATAATTCTGTAGTTACTACATCTTCAGGCGATAAAATTAGAGTTGTTTCAGGTAATTCTTCGGATAAGTTGCGCGTTAAATTTAAACAATAATAATAACTTAAAAATTTTAAAATATGGCTTTTACAAGTGGTGTTCCCGCTGCCTTACAACCAACTCAAACTAAGGCACTATATTCAGGGAACTATATCGATTTTACTGATTCAAGTTTTAATCAGTGGGCTCAACAATTTTTACCAGATGTATACGAACAAGAAGTTGAAAGATATGGAAACAGATCTATTGGTTCTTTTTTACGTATGGTATCTGCGGAGATGCCTTCTACTTCAGATCAAATTATTTGGACTGAGCAAGGTAGATTGCACACAAGATATGCAAATATCGTTTATTTAAGTAATTCTGGCACAATGCCAACTTCAGGAACAACTGCGGCTACGGCTTCAGCTGTAACTACTGGTGGTAATGTTGGAAACTTTTTTGTACCAACAGCACAGCCTTCTAGTTTAGGTGTTACTTCACAAGGAACAACAGCTGTTAACTTTAGAAAAGGTCAAACAGTTATGATTCAGGCTCAAACAAGTGCAACATCTGCAATTGGTGGAGCTGGTGCTATGATTAAAGGTGTTGTTACTAATGTTAGTGGTCAGTACTTTCAAATTAAATCTTACGGTGCTGTTCCTGCTATTACGACTGCACAAAGATTTACTGCACTTGCCTATGGTTCTGAATTTGCAAAAGGGTCTTCTAACTTTACTGAAAAATTAGATCCTAGCTATGCTACGTTCAAAAACAGCCCTGTAATTTTAAAAGAGCACTATTCTATTAGTGGTTCTGATACTGCACAGATTGGTTGGATTGAAGTTACTTCTGAAAATGGAGCTAGTGGATATTTATGGTACTTAAAATCTGAACACGAAAATAGACTACGTTGGGAAGATTACATGGAAATGACTATGGTTGAAGGTGTTAAACAATTAAACACTGGTGCAACTTTAGATTTTTATGATTCTTCACTTACAGCGGCTGCTAGAGGTACTGAAGGTTTCTTTGAAGCTATTGAAGCAAGAGGAAATGTATATTCAGGCTTTGGTGCACAAGCTGGTGGTGGTGGTGGTGCCTTAACTGATTTTGATGCTGTTTTAACCCAGCTAGATAAGCAAGGTGCTATTGAAGAAAACATGCTTTTCTTAGATAGAAATCTTTCTTTAGAAATTGACGATATTCTTGCACAACAAAATGGTGGATATTCTGGAGGTACATCTTTTGGAGTATTTAACAACAGCGAGGATATGGCATTAACTTTAGGATTTTCTGGATACAGAAGAGGTTCTTATGACTTTTATAAAACTGACTGGAAATACTTAAATGACTTTTCTACAAGAGGAGGTTTTGGTGATGTTGAAGGTGTATTAGTACCTGCTGGTACTTCTACAGTTTATGACCAAGTTCTTGGTTCAAACATCAAAAGACCATTTTTACACATTAGATATAGAGCTTCTGAGACTGAAAATAGAAAAAACAAGTCTTGGGTTACTGGATCTGTTGGTGGACCATCAAGTTCTCCAATTGACGAAATGAGAATGCACTATTTATCTGAAAGATGTTTAATCGTTCAGGGTGCAAACAATTTTGTATTATTCAAAGACGCTTAATATTTATATAAGTTTTACCCCCGTGTTTTATCGGGGGTAATTCTTATTAATCTTATTATATTATATTATGGAAACAAAAACTAAAATGCCAAAAATTGAAAAAAATTGGCAAATAAAAGACAGAACATATATTCTAGCAAGTGGAAGATCTCCTCTTAGCTGGACTATACAATCTAAACACACTCAAAGAAAACCTTTATTATGGTTTGATGAAGAATCAGGCGAGCAAAGAGAACTAAGATATGCAAGTAATCAAAAATCATTATTTGTAGATGAACAAAAAGGCAATGCAACTCTTGCACATATAGTTTTTTTAGATGGTGTTTTAGAAGTGCCTAGACAACAACAATCTTTACAAAAACTTTTATCATTATATCATCCAAAAGCTGGAGAGTTATGGGAAGAAGTTGATGAAGAAGTAATTGCAAAAGACGAAGTTGATAATATAGAGTTTGAATTAGAGGCATTAAATCTAGTAAGAACATTAGATATAGAACACTTAGAAGCAATAATGAGAACAGAATTGGGATCTACTGTAGCTACATTGTCTTCTAAAGAATTAAAAAGAGATGCTTATAATTTTGCAAAAAGTGATCCTCAACTTTTTATTGAATTATCGGAAGATGAAGATATAAAATTAAGAAACTTAGCGAATAGAGCGGTTGAAGTTGGTATATTACAATTAACCGATGACAACACAGTATTTAAATTTGCTAACGGTAAAAAAGTAATGACAGTTCCTTTTGACCAACATCCATATGCTGCTTTAGCACAGTATTTTAAAACAGATGAAGGTGTTGATTTAATGAAATCTATTACAAAAAAATTATCGTAATACAAATGATATGGGGCAAGAAATTAGCCCTATATCAACTAATTTAAAATTAAAATAATGGCTATAAATATAAATGACGTTTATCAGACCGTTTTAGTTATAACTAATAAAGACAATAGAGGCTATATAACTCCAGAAGAGTTTAATAGATTAGCCGATCAAGCTCAAAATGAAATATTTGAAAGCTATTTTGCTAGAGAGTCTGGATATGAGCTTAATGCAAATTTACAAAGTGATTTTGCAGATCCAGTATTAAATACATCAGAAAAAATAAATGTATTTTATGCTAACGTTAGTTTAACTAAATCAGGTAATATATTTCAATTTCCTACAAACTTTTATAGGTTAGGGGTTGTAAATGTAAGCAATACAGTAGATTCTGTAACACAGATAAGCACAGCAGATTATGTTTCTCATGAAGAAGCTCGCTATATAAATTTATCTCCATTAACTTCTCCTGTTTCAACTCAACCGATTTTTACTTTAGTAGGGGAAACCGGTATTAGGTTATATCCAGATACCATTACTTCAGATGTTGATATTGATTATATAAAAACACCTGAAAAACCAAAATGGGGTTATTTAATGCCAACAGCTTCACAAATAGCAGCAGGTGTACCAAATGAACCTATTTATGATTCTACTGTATTTGATCCAGCTACAGATGATTATAATGCAACGGCAAAATCGTATAATTTTAGGTTGCATCCTTCTGAAAAACATGCATTGGTAGCAAAAATACTTTCTTATGCGGGTGTTGTTATAAAACAACCTGATGTATCTGGTTTTGGACAAGGAAAAGATCAACAACTTCAAGCAACTGAACAATAATGGCAATATCAAGAAGACCTTTAGACGTAGATAATTATTCCGCTTTAGACGGTGGCACAGGATTAGCAATACCAGGATATTATAGTAGAGTTAATCTTAATGATATAATAAACAATTTTATTATTGCTTATATAGGTGATGGTAAAATATTATCAAAAGTGCCTAGATATGAAGTAGCTTTTTGGGCACAAAGATCTGTGCAAGAATTCAGTTATGATATTTTACATGCTGAAAAAACTATTGAAGTAGAACTTAATAGTACGTTACAAATGTCATTACCTTCTGATTATGTAAATTATGTAAATATATCTTTTTTAGATAATTTTGGAAATTTAAAAACAATACAGCCAAGTAGAGCCACTAAAGCTACAAAAGCTGTTACACAAGATGAAGATTATAAATATCTATATGATAATGATGGACGCGTAGTTTTTAAAGAAACATCTGATACATTAGAACGTTTTCAAAGTACTAATAAAGTATTAACCGCAGAAGAAGCTGCTGACTATTATAATGGGTATTATAATAATGATGATTACAGCTATTTTGGAAGAAGGTATGGTAGCGAACCACAAAATCAAAATTTTAATGGTAGTTATGTACTTGATTTAGAGGCTGGTAAAATATTTTTTGATTCTTCATTTAAACAAGGAAGTATAATAACACTAAGATATATATCAGACGGTATTGGAGATAATAATAACTTTGATAACGTACTTATACCTAAATTAGCTGAAGATGCAGTTTATGCAAATATATTATATAATTTATCTAAGCTTAGGGCTGCAAGTGCGGGCGCTTCAGCTTTATTTAAAAAAGAAGCAAGTGCTAAAATACGTAATGCAAAAATACGTCTTTCTAATATGAAAACTGAAGAAATGGCACAAGTATTAAGAGGTAAATCTAAGTGGATTAAACATTAAAATATGCCAGAAATAAAAAGGCTATTCAATGCAAGCCGAATGAATCGAGATAAAGACGATAGACTCGTCCAGCCCGGTGAATATCGTGAAGCTTTAAATATAAACGTAAGTAAATCAGAAGGTTCTGATATGGGTGCGGTTGAAAATATTTTAGGTAATAAAGAAATAGTAACTACTAGTATAAGTAATGCTAAAACAATTGGTAGTTTACGTGATAATGGTAATGAAAAAATATATTATTTTATTACTAATAATAATAGTTATGATCATTCAAATAGCAGTTCAAAACAACATCAAATAATTGAATATGATCAAAAAGCTAATAAATCTATTATTTTAGTTAGTGCTAACTCTTTAAATTTTCATACTGAATTTCCAATTACGGGTGTTAATCTCGTAGATACATTATTGTTTTTTACAGATGATAGAAATCCTCCTAGAAAAATAAATGTAGATACCGCAAGAAATGAACCGGGACATTATAATCTAGCTTCAAACGTAGATAATGTTATATCTGTTGCTAAATTTGCACCTTATGAAGCTGCTGATATATTAGCACTTTCTAATACAGATGAAACCGGTACTATAATTACATCTAATTTTTTAGAAAACAAACTTGTAAGATTTTCTTATCGTTATCAATTTGAAGATGGTGAATATAGTGTATTAGCCCCATTTACACCTATTTGTTTTTCAAGATTAGGTAATCCAGATTCAATAAATACAGGATCAATATCTGATTTTGGAGAAATTGAAACATTTGTAAATGCAGTTAAATCTGTACAATTAGCAGTATCAACACCAACAGGTTATGGTATTACTGGTGTAGAATTAATATATAAAGAAACAGGATCATCAACTTTATATGTTGTTGAAGAAAAAACAATTACTACAGAAACATCCGTAAACTTTTTTTATAAATCACAAGATCCTTTTAAAACATTACCAGGAGATCAATTAACAAGAATTTCAGATGCAGTACCTCAAAAAGCTAAATCACAAGAATTAGCAGGTGGTCGACTTGTATACGGTAATTTTTTACAAAATTTTGATATACCAGATATATCATTTAGTGTTACAAGAACAGGAGAAACTTCTGCTAGATATGCTACATTAGACACATCTATGTCTGTTAAGTCTAGAAGAACATATCAGGTTGGTATTGTATTAGCTGATAAATTTGGTAGGCAATCACCTGTAATATTGTCATCAACAGGAAATGATACAGTATTTGTAGATGCTGCAACTGGTGATTCTACTAGTACCAATGTATTTAATGCTTTAAGAATATCTTTTTCAGCAGCAGCTGTAACTTCTTTAAAAGCACTTGATTGGGCTTACTCATACAAAATAGTTGTAAAACAAAGAGAACAAGAATATTATAATTGGATTTCTGCTCTTACTGGAGGCAATGTAATTGCAAGACTTGGAGACAGCATAAATAAAATACCAAGGGATCAAACAGCTGTAATTCCTCCAAGTACAAGTAGTACAATATCCCCTTGTAATGTTTCTGTTTATCCTAAAGTATTAAGTGGAGCTAATCAAACAAATTCTAGTTTAATAAAAGTACAATCAATTAATAATCCTTCTGGTACAGCTAATGTGCCTACAATTACGGATTCAGGATCTGCCGTAACATCTGGTATTTCAGTATATGAAACAGAACCAGTAGAATCAGACTTAGATATATTTTTTGAAACTTCTACAGGTGGTTTAATATCTGTATTAAATAATGCGGGAGCAACTATTGATATTAGATTTTTTAATTGTTATCTATTAAACTTTACATCGGGTACACATATAGAAATCAATAGGTTAAGAGCTGGTTTTAATGAAAAAGCTTTTGATGTAGGCGTTAGGGCTTATGTTGTAAAAGAAAATTTTGCTGAAGAAAGAAGATTTAATACTCTTATACATTCTAGTGGTTTATTTAATTCAAGAACAAATGTTAATTATATAAATCAATTTAATGAAGCCGAAGGTGGATTAACTATTTCTTTAGATCCTCAAGATGGTTCTATACAAAAACTTTATGCTGATGATACTCAGATAGTTATTTTCCAAGAAGATAAATTATCTAGATCACCTATAAATAAAGACTTTATATATTCTGCTGAAGGTGGTGCAGTACCTGTAACTAGTAATACTCAATTTTTAGGAACTATAGCACCTTATGCAGGTGATTTTGGAATTTCTAAAGATCCACAATCTTTTGCGGCTTTTGGTTTTTCAAGATATTTTACAGATAAAAATAGAGGGTGTGTATTAAGATTATCTCAAAATGGTATCGTACAAATTTCAAATTCAGGTATGAGTGACTTTTTTAGAGATGCATTAGCTCATTCTAAAGAAGTTATAGGTTCTTATGATGAGTATCATGGATTATATAATTTAACTATTATAGGAGATTGTTATGATAGTGAAACAGATACTAATATAGCGACCGCATCAGATGGCTACTTTACTATTTCATTTGATGAAAATGCTAAAGGTTGGCCAAGTTTTAAATCTTTTAAACAAGAAAATGGTTTAACTTTAAATAATAAATATTATACATTTAATTCTGGCAAATTATATGAACATAATGCTGAAGATGTAAATAGAAATAGCTTTTATGGTGTTGCTTCTGCTGACTCTTATATAGAGCCTATATTAAATGATAGTCCCTCTCTTGTTAAAACATTTAATAATATAAGTTATGAAGGAACCTCTGGTTGGGAATTAGATTTTTTAAGAACTGATTTAACAGATATTGGTGTAGTACCTACTAATGCAGATTGTTTTGATATTTCATTGCAAATTTCAAGAGCTAATACAACTGTAGGTGCTAATACTTTAATAACAGGAGAAAGAGTAGCAAGGGCTAAACAAGGAGAAACAATTACATGGGCAGTATTTGTAGAACCTAAAAATGCTAATTTTAAATTTAATGCAACATCAGATGTTACTTTAACGTATTCAGGTTCTCAAACTGTTAATATAATAAATCCAACCACTATTGTTGATGGTAAGTTGGTATTTAATATAAGTTATACTGTTGGTACATCAAATCAAACTATTGAATTAGCTGTTGGTGGTACAGGTGCTTCTCTTGCATTTACTGCAGCACTTCTTAGTATAAGTGTAGGTGATTCTGTATCAAATGCATCGGTTAGTCCAACTCTTGTAGAATTGGCATCAGGTGCTACATCACAAAATATAGTAGTTTCTCCTACAAATACACATTTTATAAATCCTTATAATATTGCAGTAGGTACAGGTTCATTAACTTCTTTAAATACAGGGGCTATAACCGGTACGGAAACAATACCTGTTAAAGTTGTAGCTTATAGTGCAGGTAATAAATATACATTAGATGGAATAAGACAAGATAGTATTGCACTTACTATAGGTAAAACTTATATATTTGATCAAAGTGATAGTTCTAATAGTGGTCATCCATTAAAATTTAGTACTACATCAAATGGCACACATGCAAGTGGTTCTGAATATACTACCGGTGTTACAACAACAGGTACCCCAGGAAGCTCTGGAGCACAAACTCAAATTGTTGTAACAGCATCAACAACTAGTCCTCTATATTATTATTGTAGTAATCATAGTGGAATGGGTGGGAATATTATTACAACATCATTGTCCTACACAAGACAAACAGATCAAGTAACTTATAATGTACCAGTTACGATGCCTTCTAATGCTACAAATGAAAATATGACTTTTTCAGGAAGTGCTACTACATTGTACACTTTAAATTGGGCTACACCTTCAACAGGTACACTAACTACACCTTCAGGAACATCCGTTGGTAATGCTTATACAATAAGTCCATATGCTGCTGATAGTCAGCGTACTGCTACTATTAAAATGAATGTTACAGGCACAACAAAAGTTATGTTACCAAGTTCTTTTGCTGTTTCTTATAATGTAGAAAATACAGCTGTAACTGAAATAACAAGTTTTACAACTGCATATACTCAAGATTATTATCAAGCTCAAATTATATTACCTAAAATATATGAAAACACAACAGCTACTGCTACTATAACAGGTTCAGGTGAAGTAACAGCAACAATGGGTACTATTGTAGGAAGTCATACATTTAACAATACAGCAACAAATGCTAATTTAATTATAGGCGATGTAGCTAGTGAAAAAGCTAATATAGCTATAAAAGCAACACCTAATCAAAATTGGATATATTTAGCAGCGGCTACAACACAAGGCACTGCTATAACACCTACAACTTCAGGTGTTGTTATAATTGATCCTGATGATATTAACATATATGGTGGTAATTATCCTTTTACAATTAATGTTGCTGCAAATACAACGGGAAGCTCAAGAACTGGTACTGTTGTAATTGAAAAATATAATACAAGAGTTACAGGCGTAAGTTCACACACAATAAACATAACACAAAGTGCATAATGAGTACAATAATAACGTTTCCGTTTCAAGAAAAAGAAGGTAAGTATTTTACACCTATAGTTTCACAACAAACAACTTATACAGCAAATGCTGGTGCAATTTCAGCTAATGCTACAAAGTTAATATCAGGTGTAAAAGGTGTTTTTATGAAGGTAAGGTTAAAAGTTACAGGCGTTAATGCTCAAACACAAAAAGAATTATATGCAATTAATTCAGAAGCAGTTAATTCATCAAATTAAATTATATGAAATTACAAGTACGAAAATTACAAGAATCTGATTGGGATTTTTTGCCCTCATGGTGGGAAGCTTATAAACAAGAAGCTATACCACGTGATTTTCTTCCAGGCGCTTTTCAAATAGGCGATGAAGAAAAAAAAAGAGAAGGTTTAGGTGGCTTTATGGTATGCAAAGGAAATGATCCTATTGCAGCTATGTGGCTATGGATGACAAATAGTAAGACTGCAATTCCAGCTGTAGTGGTTAGCGATAAAACGTATAAAGACACAGACAGAAGTGATGCATTGCAACTCTTAGTAGACTTTACAACAGATTTTGCTGAGGAATTAGGATATAAATATTCTTTTGCATGGGCAAAACCTGGTGTATTATTAGATAAATATAAAAAGGCCGAGTATTATGTAGATGAAACTCCGTCTTATGAATTAATAATGAGATACTAATGGGAAGTATAGTAAAAGGTGTTAGCTCTTTATTTGGGGGCAGAAAAAGAAGACGAGAGCAACGTTCAGCTAATCGAGCTCTTGATACAGAGCAAGGTAAAATGGACCGGTTTAAATTTACTAATGTGTACGAAGGTATGCAAGGTCCTGAATATTCTGCATATGAATCAGCACAAGCTGAAGCAGGACAACTAGGAGAAGCGGCACAAGCTGAACTTGCAGATCTAGGACAAGCACAAGGATATGATGCACAAGGATATGATGCTGCTCAAACGAATGTTGCTGGCCTTATGAGAGGTGCTGATACAGGCCTTACAAATACAATGCGTAACTTGCAAGTGTCAACTGCCGCTTCTGATATGGCTGCTTCTGATGCTGATCAAGCATTAGCTGCTTCACAAGACATTGCTGCTCAAGCAGGCACTGGCGCAGGTGGTGCTACAGCATTAGCTGCCGCTGCCGCTAGATCAAAATCAGGGATTAGAGCAGATATAGATAAACAAGTTAAGCAAAACGAAATGTTAAGAGCTCAAGGGGAATCTGAATTGCAAAGATCTCAACTTGCACAAGGTAATTTAGCTTCACAATTTGATTTAGGACAACAACAATTTAATGTTGGTGCTCAGAATCAAGCTAGCCAATTTACTGCAGATGCTCAAAATCAAGCTGCTAGATTTGGTGCACAAGCTAATAACCAGTTTGCTTTAACAGAATTTGGTGCTGCTAATCAAATGAATCAATTTAATGTTGGCACACAAAATCAGTTTGCTACAAGAAATATGGATGCTCAAAACCAATTTGCAATGGCTAATATGGGTGCTCAAAATCAAGCCTTAATGAATCAAGCTAATGTAAGTAATCAGCAAGCGGATAGAGCTTTTGATATTGATAAGATGAACAGAGACTTTAAACTGCAGCAACAAAATTTTGAATACCAAAAGCTTCAAAATAAAACAGATAGAGCACTTGCTAGAAAACAAGCTGCTGATCAAGCAAGAGCACAAGCTAAATCAGATCTTATAGGTGGTATAGGTGGAATACTTGATGCTGGGGCAATGGCACTCAGTGGTGGAGCTTTTGGAGCAAAAGCCGCAGGTAGTGGATTAGGAAAAGCAGCAGGAGCAATAAGTGATAGAAAACTAAAAAAAGATATAAAACTTATAGGTTTATCGCCTTTAGGATTTAAAATATATAGTTTTAAATATAAAGATAATTCTTTTGGTAATGGTACATTCCAAGGTGTTATGTCAGATGAAATACCTAGTTATGCTGTAATAAAAAGTAATGGGTTCGACATGGTAGATTATAATAAAATAGATGTTGAATTTAAAAATATTTAATTAATGGCACAAATAGATTATAGTAGATCAGGAACCGGAGAATATGCAAAGTATAAAGATGCATTTAAATATGCTCCAGGCAGTGCTGCTGCCCAACAAATGGTTGGTAATAGTATTGATTCGGCTTTTGCAGAAGGTAGATTAAAAAGACAAGAAGCAAGAAAAAGAAAAGAGCTTGAACTTAAAGAAAATATTTACAATTATAGAATTGGTAAAGAAATGGCCAAGGATATGGATGATCTCCGTATCATGGGTGATACTTCTTCACAAGACTTTAATAATGTATTACAAAATGGCAGCAGACAAATTGCTGACTATGCTGGATATTTAAGAAATGAATTAAAAAGAACTGGTGATTATAATGCTTATGCTGAAGGCATGGGTAAGTTAAAAGGCGAAGTAACGCAAATGGCTGGTTTAAAAAATAGTTTTAATGTAATTGCTGAAGCATATGAAAACGGTACGGCTAACAACACTTTATCCGCATATAACTCCGCAGATCTTTTAGCGAACATAGAACATATGGTCGGCGGTGGCGGAGGCGGTTCTTTTGGTAGAGTTGACGGCCAACAAGTATGGCAAGGTGTAAATGCTAATGGTGATCCTTATACTATAGCTACATCACAATTTGAAAATTTAGCTAAAAAATTACAGAAAAAAGACGATATTGATGCTATGTTATCGTCTGCTGTTAAAGTAAACAGAACAGCTCAGGGTAATATATTATCTTTTGATCAACCGCCTGTAGGTTCTGATGGAACAAAAGGTAAATCTGCTCAGGACTTAGCTTTAATGGAATTAGAAACTTTACTAGCTAAAACTCCTGGTAATAAAGATAGAAAAGCTGCAGCTATTTTAGTAGATCATTTTGGTGATACAAGAGAGCTTGCAGATGCTAGATTTGATCCTGCTAATAATTCAGGTAATCCTGATGAACATGACGGTTACGAGTATTTAAAAGCAAAGTGGCTTGAAAGAGCTGAATCAAAATATGGTGTAAACCAAAAGGCTGTTCAAGAGTACTGGCATAGAGCTGAAGACCAAAAATATCAGCATAGAGAAGAAAAAGCTAATGAGTTACAGCTTGCAAGACAGCAAGAAGAAACCAATAGAGTATTTGGTGATACAAGTACAGCTGCTATTTGGAATACTGAAATTAAACCTGAAGGAAAAAATATGAATGACGCGCTTGGTTTAATTGATAGATTTTCTATGGACCTAAACCGAATTGGTCTAACTACACAAAAACTTGTTTTTAGTGATGATTCAATTGGTATTATGCCGGATGATAAAGGTAAATTACAACAAGTAATTACAGAACGAGGAGAACCTACTGGTATACAAATACAAAACCCTATAAATCCTGCAGGTATGCCTGTATTTGTTCCATTTAATGCTAATCCTCAAGAAATACAAGAGGCTATTAGACAAGCAAATGGTATGCGCGTAGGCAACTACGCTACCGGTAGAAGATACCAATCAGGCCCTAAAAAAGGGCAAATGATACCTAGTAGATATACTTCAGAAACAGCAGGATTTGCTGGTTTTGATGAAGCAAGAACATTCGATCAATATAAAATGTAATTATGCCAATATATATAGTTGATAACCAAAAATATAATTTACCTGATGAAGCTGTTCAGGGATTTTTACAGCAATTTCCAAACGCTCAATTAGTAGAAGATGAAAGTGTGGAAAAGATGGAACCTGTTGCGGAGACGACTGCACCTGCAGCAGGAAGAATAACTCGATCAAACGTTGGGGATTCGCAGCAGGTAGTTGGTTCTTCGGATTTACAAGAAGCTGAAGATGAACCTAATATATTACAATCATTAGCGGCTAGAACAGCAAGAGGCTTTGTAGATGCTGCTAAAGGATTATCTAGTGCTAAAGATGCTATGATAGTTAGTGCGGCTAATATTTTTGATCCGGATATGACGGCTGAAGAAAGACAAGCATTATATGATAGGGTTGAAGCGGGAATACCTGGGTTGGGTGCATTGTCAACAGATAATTTTGAAGCAGCGTCTGACTGGCTCACTCAATATGTAAGGGACGATGAGCTTGAAAATCAAAGTGTTACAGAAGCTTTAAAAGATGGTGATTTTGCAGAAGCAGCAGAATTAACTGTAGGTGGTGCTTTAGAATCAATACCTTCTGTATTAGCAGCTTTAACAGGTTATGGTGGTATTGCTTTGTTTGGTGCTAGCGTTGCTGGTAATAAATTTGATGAAGAATTAGAAAAAAATCCAAAAGCAACAACATTAAACTTAGCAACTAATGCTGTTGTAAGCGGTGCTACAGAAGCTGGTTTTGAACTTGTTACAAGAGGTATACTTAAAAAAGCAGGCTTTATAAACGGTCAAATGGGTGCTAAAGCAGCTAAAGAGTTTTTAAATCAAAGTGCTGGAAACATTGCTAAAAAAGTTGGATTAGGTTATTTAGGTGAAGCTGGTTCAGAAGCCGCAACAGAATTAACTCAAACAATAAACGATGCTTACGGTTTATTAGGTACCGGTAAATTAGGAGGAGCTATTGAAGGAAGAGCTGATGACACCTTAGTAAAAACAGTAAGTAATAATATGAATAATATTATTGATGCTGGAATTATTGGTGGTTTTATGGGCGGTACCATAAGCACTGTTGGGCAATTAGGTAACCAAACAGCTGTAAGAAATAGAGCTGAAGAAATACTTGCACCTGAAGTACAAAAAGAAGAAATAAAAAGAGCCACAGATAATATATCTAGATTAACTAAAGACCTTGAAAATACAACTGATGAATATCAAAAAGGTTTGTTAATGGGCGAAATTGAAAGTGAAACAGATAACATAATAAAAACTAAAAAAAATATTTCTTTAGGGTTATCTGCTTTAGAAGGAGATGCATTATCTGAATATGCTGAAAATGCTGCTGAAATAGAAATAGCTAAAAAATCTTTAGAAAAAGAAACTACATCAAGTGGTCAAGACGCGGCACAAAAAAGAGTTAATGATTTAGTTTTAGAAAATGAAAATATATTAGAAACAGCATTAACTGAAAAATTTGAAAAAACATTAGAAACTTCTAAAAAAGAAGCTACAAGATTAGGTATTGATTTTAAAGAATTTGAAACAACTAAAGAAGTTGAAGAGTATTTATTATCTAAAGATAAAAGAAAAACTAAAAAATCTAAAGAAATAGCTCAATCTAACGATGGTTCTATAATACAATACGAAGACGGAACACAAGAAATAATAATAAATAAAGAAGT